CCCCGTCAAGGGGAAGTCGCCGCGATCAAAAAGTAAAACACCGCGTAATCCAATCCATTCCAGAGCAGGGGCAATGAAGGTGGGACAAGAGAACGGCGTTTTGACCGATCGCCAGCAGGAGATATCGCGCCTGCTTGCTCACGGTCGGAACAACAAGGAAATTGCCAATGAGTTGGGGATAAGCCGCCGTACGGTCGAGGACCACCGCAGCGCGATATATGAGAAGTTGGGCGTTCGTAACGTGGTTGAACTCACTCGCAAGCTCCTGGGGGTATGATGGCGAGCTATTGGGCGGTCGCACGGACGATTTCGAAAATGGAGCATATCGTGCGCCGTGAGATCGAAAAAATGAACCATGGGGCGTTTCTACCAACTGTGGCGCGGTTCTGCAAGGTAGACGGGCGAGATTACGACAAGGAGCGCCCGCTGTTCGGCGGCTATGTGTTCTTCTTGACGGACCTAGATGATTGGGCTGGCATACCGGATATCCACGGGGTCTACGACGTGTTGGTATCGACTGGATTGGATTCGTTCGGCAGGACAATTCAGGTTCCGAAGCGGGTCAGCGATGCCGAAATGGCTCGGATGGTTATTAGCCATGCGGCTGGCGACCATAACGAAACCATGGCGCCGCGCTACACGAAATACTATCGAGGCGAGCGACCGAAACCTCCTCGCAGATCGTCATCTCGCAAGCCGCGCCCCGGCAAACGTATCCGTAATATCCACGCGCAGTAATCTCCACGTCTTTTGCGGGAGGAACAAATCAGCCATGTTTCGCCGTAACGGTGAAGTGGTCGTTGGCCTTTCCGCCGGGCAATCAAATGGGATTGCTGCTCATGGCGGCTTGTCGCCGTGATTTTGTGCCCGTCCCGGAGAGAAATCCGCGGCGGGTTTTTGTTTGGGGAACTGAAAATGGGCAGTCCTGGCACCGCATGTTGCGGGTAATGGGAAGTGATTTGCCCAGATAGCCCGTCCCGGTTAATTCCGCGGCGGGTTTTGTCGTTCAAATAGGGAGATAGACAATGGCTGATTATGGTTATGCGCAGACTGCTCCTTTAGGTGGGACCGAAGGCCAGAAAGTCAGCGCTGCCCCGCGTAGCATCGCGAGCGCCATCGGTCGCATCGACGGCCTGAATGCGCGGCTTGCAAAAGCGCGTGAGCATCTAGCAACCCTATCAGATCAGATCGGCGGCCCGCGCCCCACGGACGGAGAAGCTGGCGGCGATCCCAAGGTGCAGCCCATCGGCGCTGTGGCCCGCCTCAATGACGCGACCGAGCATGCTCATTCGCAGATGTCCGACATTGAAAACCTGCTGGGTAGCATCGGCCGAGCGCTGGGCTAAAATCCGGTCGTTCAAACAGGGAATGACGGGTAAATGAGCAGAGGCCGCAAGCCCGGTTTCCAGATGACCGACGCGCACCGGGTTAAAATCCAGAATAGCAATATCCTCAACGCCTTGATTGAGCATGTCTCAGGCGAGCGGGAAATGAGCGCAACACAGGTTTCAGCCGGCCTTGGTCTATTGCGCAAGGTCATGCCCGACCTGTCATCCGCAGAACTGAAATCGGAAGTCGTTCACCGCTACGTTGCCCGTGTTCCAGATAAGGCGCCGAACGCAAAAGCATGGCAAGAGCAGCACGCGCCGAAGTCCTTACCGACGACGCATTAACCGCTTGGCAAGCGCAGCCTGGGCCGCAAACAGCCCTGATCAGTTGCCCGGTATTTGAGATATTCTTCGGCGGCGCGCGAGGTGGGGGAAAAACTGACGGCGTTCTAGGCGATTTTTTGGAACATGCCGATACTTATGGCGAGAACGCCATAGGGTTGATGATCCGCCGGGAACGGACGCAGCTCATCGAGACAATCGAGCGCAGTAAGCAGATTTATGGCCCGCTTGGCTGGACGTTCCACGAGCAGGACAAGATGTGGCGTGCGCCTGATGGGGCACGGTTGCGGTTCGCCTATCTCGAGCGAGACGCCGACGCCGACGCCTATCAGGGCCACAGTTACACGCGGGTTTATGTAGAGGAAATCGGGACGTTTCCCAGCGATAAGCCAATTCTCAAGCTTATGGCAACGCTACGGTCAGGGGCCGGTGTTCCTGTGGGCTTCAGAGCCACGGGGAATCCAGGCGGCCCCGGGCATCAATGGGTGAAAGCGAGATATATCGATGCCGCCCCGATGGGGTGGGCTGTCCAGGAGCACGAGTTTAAGAACCCATTCGACGGCACGATCATTAAACGGGATCGGGTCTATATTCCTTCCCGTCTGCACGAAAACCGCTATCTCGGGCAGGACTACGTTGCCAACCTGATGATGAGCGGCAACGACAATCTGGTCAAGGCGTGGCTTGCCGGCGATTGGGATGTGATTGAAGGCGCCTTCTTCGACTGCTGGTCTAATGATCGGCACGTTATCAGGCCATTTACGATTCCAGAGGACTGGACGCGGTTTCGATCCGGCGATTGGGGTTCTGCCAAGCCGTTCTCTATCGGTTGGTGGGCCGTCGTCGGTGACAAGTTCCAATTGCCTGACGGGGGTTGGTTGCCGCGGGGCTGTCTCGTCCGTTACCGCGAATATTACGGGATGGTTGCGGGCAAGCCTAACACGGGCTTGAAGCTTCATGCGGATCAGGTCGGGCAAGAGGTGGCGGCGCGCGAAAAGGGCGATCCGAAGCTGGTTGGTGGGGTCCTTGATCCTTCGGCCTTTGCGGAAGATGGCGGGCCGCCGATATCGGAGCGGATCAACGCGGAGCTTATCAAAGCCAAAATAGTGCCGTTCCGGCCGGCGGATAACAAGCGCATCCCAGGCCGGGGCGCAATGGGCGGCTGGGATCAGATGAGGGGCCGGCTTGTCGGGGATGACGACGGTTTGCCGATGATTGTGACGTTCTCGACCTGCGTTGATAGCATCCGCACGATACCTGCGTTGCAGCACGATCCGTTGAAGCCAGAGGATCTAGACAGCGACATGGAAGATCATACCGCGGACGAATGGCGCTACGCTTGTATGTCCCGGCCGTGGATCAGGCCAAAGCCGTCTGATGAGAAGCCCAAGAACATGTCCGGTTACAAGCGCACCGATGTCACGAGCGCGGCAGAGAGCTTCAAGGTTTATTGATGCAGCCAGCCCTTCAACCCTCAGAGCCGATGCAGGCGGATACATCGCCTATTGCGGCTACGGCTGGCGAATATCTGTCCGTCGATAAGCTGAAAAAGCAATATTACGACTATCTCGGCGCAAAGTCGGCTGAAATCGAGGAAGCCCGCGAGTCCCGGCACTATTACCACGGCGACCAATGGACCGAGGCGGAAATCGCCGTCCTGCAGCGTCGTAAGCAGCCCGTCCTTACGAAAAACTATATAGTCCGCAAGGTAAATGGGGTGGTCGGTATTGTCGAGAAGTTGCGGCAAGACCCGAAAGCGTATGCGCGCACCCCGGAGCATGAGCAGGGGGCCGACGTGGCAACCGCTGTCATGCGTTACTGCCTCGATACGAATGACTGGAAAAGCAAGTCAACCCGGAATGCCAGGCTGGGCGCGATCGATGGTATTGCTGGCCTTGAATATGATCTTGAGGTTGGCGATCATGGCGATCCTGATCTCGGTATTCATATCGTCTATGCCGACACGTTCTTTTACGATCCGCGGTCGTTTGACGAGGGCTTTACGGACGCCCGCTACATGGGCATTGCGAAATGGATCGATGTTGACCAAGCCAAGGAACTGATCCCTTCGAAGGCCTCTGAAATCGACGACCTGATGGAGGAAGGGTCGGATATTACCAGCTCAGCCGACCAGGATCGAGAACGGGTTTGGGTCAATACCAGCCTGAAGCGCCTTAGGTTGGTTGACCACTGGTACATCCACAAGGGCAAATGGTGCTGGACGCTCTACATCGGCAACACCGTCATGATGCAGGGCGCAAGCCCCTTCCATGACGAGAAAGGCAAGACGTTCCCGCGCTTTCGGATGTTCTCGGCTAACGTCGATCATGACGGCGACCGATATGGATTTATCCGTCAGTTCAAGTCCCCTCAGGACGAAGCTAATATGCGCGCTTCCAAAGCGCTGCATTTGCTCAACAGCCGGCGGGTCATTAGCGAGAAGGGCGCGGTTGACGATATCGAGGTAGCCCGCCGCGAATGGGCTAAGCCTGATGGCTGGGTTGAGGTTAACCCAGGCCTGAAGATGGAACCGGACGATGTTGCTTCACAGGCCGATTTCAAAGCCCAACTTGAAATGATGGAGGCTGCAAAGCAGGACATTGAGAATTTCGGACCTAATCCCGCGTTGATCGGGCAAGGTCTTGAAGATTCCAGCGGTCGCGCGATTGCCTTGTTGCAGCAGGCCGGTATGGCCGAGCTTGGCCCGTACCTGTCGTCATTCAAGAACTGGAAAATCCGGGTGTACCGAGACATCTGGAATATCATTACAGAACATTGGAAGGCCGAACGCTGGATTCGGGTAACCGACGATCAGAACGTGGCGCAGTTCTTCCAGATCAACAAGCTGGATGTGGATCAATACGGCAGGCCCGCTATTGTGAACGCGATCGGGTCCATGGACGTGGATTTCCTCATCGATGAGGGGCAGGACAGCGTCAATATGCAGGCCGATGCGGCGATGACGCTGCAGAACCTTGGCCCGCAATTCGCCCAGCAATTCCCGGAAATCGCCATTGAGCTTTCGCCCATCGAATCCGTCGTCAAAACCAAGATGCTGAAGAAGATCGAAGCGGCCAAGAACGCACCACCGCCGCCTGATCCGAGGGTGCTGGCGATGCAGGCCCAGCATGAGCTGGAGGCCAAGGCCGCGGCAGATGAGGCCCAGCGCAAGGCCGCTGAGTTCGTAGCAGAGCAGCAGCGCCTTCGGGATAAGGCCGCCTTTGACCGTCAGCAGGCCGGTGAGCAGGCCGCCTTCGACTGGCATCTGCAGGAACAGACAGCCGCGAACCAAATGGAAATTGAGCGCCGCAAGGCGAATAACCAGCTTGAAATTGACCGCATGAAGGCCGCCGCTGCTATCGAGGCCGCAAAGGCCAAAGGTCAGGTTGATGCGGAAATCGCGCGTACCAAGGCCAAAGCGAAGCCGAAGAAGCAGGCGGCATGACAGATTCAGCCGTTGTCTTGATGATGTCCTTTGCTGAAGAAAACTCATTGGGGAGGCCTGATGAAATCGTTCGGCGCGACAACGCCATAGGCTGTCGCTGGGGCGACATAAGAAATGCGGTCGCCTTTCCTCGTTGGACCAGTGAACAACAGTTGATGGATGCTGAGCAAGCCTTGCGAGTATGGGATGCACCTTCGCGCGCCAGCACTTAGAACCCGTGATGAGATGGCGCTATTGCGCAGTCGCATGGAATATCAAGATAGCTTACCGCCGGAGACGCGAAAGCTGATTTACGAATTTGGGCAAATCCGAGTGTTCAATCTTCTGGATGACGGAGTGACCGATCCGGAAGATATGGCCGATTTGCTCGCATGAATCGTTGGCAGTTGACGACATAACTGCACCGTACCGCCCGAACGACAGAGGGCAACAACGTCATCGCACGAAACGCGAAAGGATGAAGTATGCAGACCGTGGCACTTGATGGAGTGACTGACCAAGGCTTGTTCGATGAAGCCAATTCGGATGAAGCGCCGGCTGATGAAGCCGTTGTAGAAGTCCCGGAGGCGGAAACCGAACAGGAAGAGAAGCCTGAAACGGTGGTTGTTGCGGAAAAGCCGGAAGCCGAGGCTGAAAAGCCTGTGGTGGATGACAATGCGCCAATGATCCCGTCGTTCCGCCTGAAGCAAGAGGCGGATGCGCGCAGGCAGGCGGAAACCGATCTTGCCAACGAGCGGGCCGAAAGGGCCGCTTTGAAGCAACGACTGGAAGCCTTGGAGCGTCCCGCCCCAAAGGTTGAGCAGCCAAAGGTCGAAGAACCTGACCCGCTTCTGGACCCGAAGGCGTACCGGGAATTCATCCGCGAGGAAACTCGTCAGGAAATTCTCAACGACCGCCGGGAAGCGTCATTGCTCCAAGCTCACCGTACCTACAAAGGGGAGTTCGAAGAGGCCTACGCGGCTGCACAGAAAAACCTCGATCCGGTTCTCAAAATGAAAATGCAGACCTCTCGTGACCCCGGCGAAACCCTGATCGAATGGCACCGTGAGCAGAAAACCCGTGCCGAAGTAGGCAACGACCCCAACGTGTTCTTTGAGAAACGCCTTGAAGCGTGGCTCGCTGATCCGGCCAACCAGGCCAAAGTCATCGAACGGGCACGCGGCGGGGCACAACCCCAACCCGGCGCCAAACCAGCGCCACTCACGCAACTCCCCCCATCCCTGACCCGGGCAACGGCGGCCGCAACAATCGACGCGGACGATGACGATGTTTCGGACGATGGGCTGTGGAAACACGCCAACGCTTAAACGCCGTATCTGACTTGATGACCGACCCGCCTTGATGGCGGGTTTTTTGTTGAGCGGACGGCAATGAAAGGAACAGGCCAATGGCCCTCACGACCGTCCAGACCAACAACAAACTCATCAAGTTCACCAAAGGCGTGAACCGCGAATGGGTTCGCGAAAACCTCTTCGCCCCGTACATGGGCGAGAGCATCACCTCAATCATCCGCAAGCGCATGGAACTGACTTCCGGCGGCGAGCAGATGAATATCCCCCTCGTGGCCCGCCTCAACGGCACGGCCATCGCCTCCGGTACGTTGGCCGGCAACGAAGAGGCGATCGACAACTACGGCATGCGCGCCTGGATCGATTGGGCACGCAACGCGGTCAAGACCAACAAGGCCGAGAAACACAAGGATTCGGCGGCGATCTTCGACGTTGCCCGGCCCCTTCTGTCGGATTGGCTGAAGGAACTGACCCGCGACGAAATCTGCGACGCCTTCTACGCGCTGGTTTCGGAATCGGCGCCCGCAGGCCTCAACTCAGCGCCCGGTCAGCGCGTCAACGGCATCCTGTTCGACGCCGCCACCGCTGCCCAGCGCAATACCTGGGTGTCGGACAACTCCGACCGGGTTCTGTTCGGCAAGCTGCTGTCGAACTATTCGGCGACGTTTGCCACCGCGACCGCGACGCTGGACACGACCGACGACAAGTGCAATCGCGCCGCGATGCGCCTTGCAAAGCGCCGGGCGCGTCTCGCCAGCCCGAAAATCCGTCCCTACAAGAATACGGACGGCAAGGAGTATTTCGTGGCCTTCCATGGTTCGCGCACCTTCCGCGACCTCAAGACCGATCTGGAAACCATCAACAAGGACGCCCGGCCCCGTGAAGGCAACGGGATGAACAAAAACCCGATCTTCCAGGACGGCGATCTGCTCGACGATGGCGTGATCCATCGCGAGATTCCCGAACTCGAAAGCCGCTGCCCGACTTACTACACCAACGCCGGCGCATCTGGCACCACCGACGTTCGGCCCGTGTTCCTGTGCGGTCAATCCGCCATGGTTATGGCGTTCGGCCAAATGGCGAAGCCCACACAGTTGGATAACACCGACTACGGCTTCAATCAGGGCGTCGGCATCGAAACCGCTTACGGCATCGGCAAGATGTTCAAGAAAACGACCGACAGCAAATTGAAGGAGTGGGGTGTCTTTACCTGCTTCTTCGCCGCTGCGGCGGATTCCTGATTGCCGGACATGAGGGCGGGGTAACTCCCGCCCTTTCCCTCACACAGAAGGATTAAACCCATGTCCCCATCGGGCATTGCCCGGAATGACGGTTCTCAGAACGTTCATTTCATTGGCAAAGACATCACTTACGCAACGGTCGGGATCGGCACCGCCGATACCGTCAAGGTCGGACGTATCCCGGCGGGATCGTTGCTGCTTGCCGCTTACGTTCGCGTCACGACCGCGTTTAACGCGGCCACGACCAACGTGCTTACCGTAGGCCAGAACGCCACGGCGAATACCGACATCGTGGCGGCCGGCGAGTTGAACGAGGGCGCGACGGGCACAACCGTGGTTCTCACGGGCGCGGCGCTGACCTTCGCGAACGATACCGACATCTATGTTCGGTACACGCAAACCGGCACCGCCGCTACCGCGGGCGCTGCTTCCATCGTCATCACCTACATCCCCCCGAATTGGTAAGGAACCAAAATCATGACCTCACTTGTTGTTGACGGCGGGGTGGATGGCTACGGCCAGGCTACCTCGACGGGCGCGGCGCTGCTCGTTGACGGAACCACGGTGTTTACCATCGCGGGCGGCCCGATCCTCATCACGCATCTCGTTTCTTACGTCATCGTCGGTGGCGATTCCACCGCGGCAACCCTGAAATGGAATGCGGACGGCACGGTTGGCGCTGCCACCGACTTTACCGGCGCGTCGTCCTCGCTGGCAAGCTTGGCGGCCGGCGGCATCGTGTACTGCAACTTCACCGCGATCAACACGGCCCCGGTCATTACCGGAACGGCCGGCGTTGCCTTGGCAGGCCCGACGACTTCGACCGGCGGCGGCATCTACGTTCCCGCTGGCATTATCAAGATGGTGATCGGCTCCGGCCCCACCGTCACGGCAACCTACCAGCACTTCATGCGCTGGATCCCCCTCGCTCGTGGCGTCACCGTCACGGCTGCATTCTAAGGAGACATCATGAGCGGCCCTTCTGCACGCAACGACGGCTCGCAGGGCATTCAAACCCTGCGAACGACCGTCACCTACCTGAATAACGGCTCAACCATCACGGTCGGGAAACTCCCGGCCTATGCCTGCGTCGTCGGGGG